CAAGAAACTGGATTAAAAACTCTAAAAATTATACTAAAAATGGAACAAGCACTAAGTCAAACTTTGACATCTATAATGAAAAACGAAACGAGTACCATGACTACTTCTCCGAGATTGACAGACTCAGAGCAACTGGACTTGGAACGCTTTAAACTTGCAAGGTCATCGGAAAAGTTAAACACTATCAGCATTGCTCTTGTAGTTGATGAACTTATCAGGGGAATGCATAAACTTGGCATCAAGGGGGATAAGATACCAAACAAAGAGGAACTGTCTGTCATGTATAAGTCAATAGTTGAGGAGTACCCTAACATCAAGTTCGGTGAGTTATCCCTTGCTTTTGATTTAGCAAGTAAAGGTAAGTTAGATATGGAAGCAGAAACCTATCAGAACTTTTCAGTCTTGTATCTACACAGGTTACTCAGGGCATTTGCAAGGTATGGGATGCAGAAATTAAATGAGATTAAACCAGTTGAAGAATATAAATGGCAACCCAGGTACATATCTGATGATGAAAAGATAGAAACTGCTTTTGATTGCTTCAAAAAGTTTCGCATTTGGGATAGCATCGTATTCGGGGTGGATGTGTTCCATATACTGCACAAACAAGGCAAAATCATTGTAGAAGTTGAGGACACCTACGATAAGGTCCTAAAGGCAATGAATGAGAAAATGTTTGAAGGTTCAAGGCAGGAAAAGATAGACATTAAGAACAAGATGAAGGATGATGACTACATGGAGCATCAATGTTATCGGATGGCGGTTGCTGATTATTTTACTAAACTAATTAACAGAGGATGACACACGGAAGCCTTTTTTCAGGTATAGGTGGGTTTGACCTTGCTGCTGAATGGATGGGATGGGAAAACAAGTTTCATTGTGAATGGAATCCATTCGGTCAAAAAGTCCTACATCATTACTTCCCAAACGCAGAACAATTTACTGATATAACTAAAACTGACTTTACAAAATATGCAAACAAAATTGATATTCTCACAGGAGGATTCCCCTGCCAACCATACTCATCAGCAGGTAAAAGACTTGGAAAAGAAGATGACCGCCACCTCTTCCCAGAGATGCTTAGAGCGATTCGGGAGATTCAACCATGTTGGGTCGTGGGCGAAAACGTTCTCGGACTTGTTAATTGGAATGGAGGGTTGGTATTCAACGAGGTGCAAACTGACTTGGAAACTGAAGGGTACGAAGTACAACCGTATATACTTCCAGCTTTATCCGTTAACGCACCACATAGAAGGGATAGAGTATGGTTTGTTGCTTACTCCGTCAACAATAGACATAAAACCAACAGAAGAGAGATTGAAAAAAAAAACCGAATACAGGCAGTCAATAGGGAGAAAATGGGTAGCGGGGAGTTTGACAGAGCAGGTATTTCACGGGACTCTTCCAACACCTTGTGCAAGGGATACTCAAGGTCCACAAGCAATGGAATACAAGAAATGGAAAGGACTACCTCACAACAATATGCAATCAGTCCCAGGTGTAGTGAGAGAATTGACTGGGTCAACTTCCCAACTGTCTCCCCAATTTGTGATGGAAATGATGGGATTTCCGACCGATTGGACTCTATTACCTTTCCTAAATGGAGATATGAATCAATCAAAGCAGGAGGAAACGCAATAGTACCTCAAGTGGTGTATCAGATATTCAAGGCAATTGAACAATACGAAAACATAAACCAATGGACCTTACCGCAGGAATGATAACAAAGTTTGCACTTATCAAGTTGGAAGCAAAAGGGTACTATGTTTGGCGAAATAATAACCTATCTGTTCCTGGGAGGAAGTTCATAGGTGAGAGAGGTGTAGCGGATATAACGGGATTTTGTAAGTCAACGGGTAAGGCGGTATATTGCGAGGTAAAGACAATTGCGGATAAACTTAGTGATTATCAAATAGTTTTTCTCAATAGAGCAAAAAATGCTGGGGCATTGTGTTACCTTGCAACTGATAACAAAGGCATCCCCGAACTAAGCGAATGGATATGAAGACAATAAACTCATTAAGTGGAGGTAAGACCTCATCCTTTATGGCGGTTCATTATCCTGCTGACTATAATATTTTTGCTCTTGTTACCATAGAAGATGCAAATTGTCAATCATCAGACAAGGAACTTATAAAGTATGTTAGCGAAAAGATAGGCAAAGACTTTATCGCTACTGCTGAAGATGATGCCACACTTTATGCGATGCGAGACCTTGAGCAATTAATAGGTAAAGAAATCACTTGGGTTGCAGGGAATAGTTTTGATTTGGTTAATAAGAAGAGGGGAGCATTGCCTAATTTAATGTGGAGGTTCTGCACTACTGAAGTAAAGATGCGACCAATATTTGACTGGTGGTTTAAGAATATCAATGAAAGAGTTAAGATGAACATAGGCATAAGATATGATGAAATGGAACGTGCTGACAACATCAGAAACTCATTTAAGGGTATTGTCGGTAAAAGAGGTACACTTAACAAGTGGGAGGAAATAGAATGGAGGGAAGCATCTTTTCCTCTTATTGAAGATAAAGTGATTCATCCAAAAGTAGTGAAATGGGCAAGTCAAAGCGGTTTAACTTTTCCAAGTGATTCAAATTGCGTTGGTTGCTTCCATAAACCACTTCAACAATTGCGTAAAAATTGGGATGATAATGAGAAAAAGATGCAATGGTTTGCAAATCAGGAAAGCATTGGAAAGAAATGGAAAAAAGAAATGGCATACGAAACAATAAAAAAGTTAGCATTGCAGTCAGAATTTAACTTTGGCACTGGGTCAGGATGTCAAGCAGGATATTGCACAGATTAAAATGAGCATGACAAAGAACGATATCATAGCAGGTCTATACACCGACAAGGATATAGATAATGCCATCAAAAAGATGCAACCTTTTGAATTGCAGGATGACTTGAGGCAAGAGATGTTTATGGTACTTTGTGAGATGGATGAGGTAAAGTTTATGTCAATGCACAACGGGGGTTTCTTAAAGTTCTACTTGGTCCGCACAATGCTATCAATGATTAAATCGGATAGGTCAACTTTCTTCAATAAGTTCCGTAAGGTATTTACGGAATGGACCGAGAAACACGATGCACCTGATGTAAGTGATACCATTCAAACTGATGAGATAACTGTCAAATTGAATAATTCTTTAAAAATTCTCCATTGGTACGAACTTGAAATCCTTAGACTATATTCAGAGAATGGGCAAAACATAATGTCACTTTCACGAGATACTGGCATCCCTTATAGGTCACTAATGAAGACCATTAAGAAAACCAAGACACTACTTAAATATAAAATCAAAAACCATGACCTTAATTAAAATCGTAATTTCCTCTATTTTTTTAGTATTTTATTTTATTGACATGACACGGTTACCTGAGAAATTGAAATTAAATTTCAAACCGATTAACTGCAATCTATGTCTATCGTTTTATGTTGCAATCATACTTTACATAGTTCCAATATGGGTACTTAATTGTGTTTTAGTTGCTTCTGTTTCAGGAGTAATTGCTCCTTTGTTCCGTAACCTAATGATGAATATCTTTTATAAAAAATCTTAATTATGGAAAATATAGATGAAATTTTATTGCATTATGAAATTTTTGCTGATGGTAGATTGTACAGTAAAAGAACAAAAAAATATTTAAAATGGCATAAAGATAAATATGGGTATTTGCATACAAATGTTTGCATAAATGGTAAGCAAAGAATGATAAAACAACATAGACTTATTGCTTATGTTTTTATACCAAACCCAAACCAAAAAAAACAAGTTAATCATATTAATGGAATAAAAGATGATAATCGTTTAAGTAATCTGGAATGGTCAACTTGTTCTGAAAATGGAAAACACGCTTATGCTATGGGGTTGATAAAACCAACTTACAAAAAAGTTATTGATACTTTTACAAATACATTGTATGATAGTTTAACAGAGGCAGCAAGAATAAACAAAATATCTCAATCTCATTTATCTCATATGTTAGCAGGAAGAATAACAAACAAAACAAATTTAACTTTTTACAATAAATAAAAATATGAATAAGGAAGACGAAAAATTCATTGAAGAAAACATCTATAATTTTGAATGTGTTAAGGTTGGTTTTATGAAAAATTTGCCACTTCATATATTAGTGGGATACGAACAGATTTATCGTAAATATTTAGATGGAGGATTTATTTTAACGAGTTGGTGTAGTGCCTGTGTAAACGACATGATGAAGCGGTTGAGCAATTATTGGGATTCGTACCAAGCATCAAAGTTGCTTGATGCCGAAATTGTAGAGCAACCGATACCGAAGAAGAAAGGTAGACCATTTAAAAATAAGCAATGAGAATAATCACAGTTGGTCAGCGTAATTCGGGGGTATCATTCCATAGGTTGTTCAATCCTTTAATCTACTTGCCAAAGGATTATGCAATGATGACAGATGTACTTACCGAGGAAGAACTTGAAAAAGGATATGACATACTTTTTATCAATCGGTACATAGCGGGTATGGAGGTTGATGAAGTGGTGAGATTGCGTGAGAAGTATGGATTCAAGTTGGTAGTTGATGTTGACGATTATTGGAACTTAGACCCGTGGCATATCCTTTACGGGAAATATCCAACGCAGAAGGTTATTGACCATATCAAGGTCGCAGATATTGTAATATCTTCAAATGAACTATTGGCACAAGAAGTAAGCAATTACAATAAGAATTGTGTGGTAGTTCCAAATGCTTTGCCTTATGGCGAGGACCAGTTCACGGATGTAAAGACTGAATCCGATAGGGTTAGGTTTGTTTACGCAGGTTCAATTACACACGAAAAGGATATCGCAATCCTTAGAAATCCAATGAAAAGGGTGGCAGGAGATTCAATGGTAAAGAATAACTCAACCTTCATCCTTTGCGGTTATAGTGAAGACAAGAACGTTGCAAACGTATGGGGTAGAATGATTAACGATTACCTTCACGGGTTTAAAGTTGATGGTTACATACGGGCAGCGTTACCAGTTGACCAATACATGAACTTTTATAATGAGGCAGATGCTTGTCTTGTTCCTTTGGTTGCTTCCAAGTTCAACTCAATGAAAAGCAATCTAAAGGTATTAGAGGCAGCGACTAAGAATGCACCAGTTATAGCATCAAACGTAAAACCTTATTCCGATTGTAAACATATCATCCGAGTAAACAATCAGTCAGATTGGTTTGTAAATATTAAAAAAGTTGTCAAAGATGCTATTTATAGACAAGAGATGGGGATTGCGAATGGTGAGTGGTGTAGAGAAAACTTTAACTTGGTCAAGGTAAACAAAATACGTTCACAAATATTTAAATCTTTATGCCAGTAATCAAATGTAGCAACGGAAAGTATCGCATCGGTTCGGGTCAATGCATCTACGATACAAAAGAGAAAGCGACTGAGGTATGGACCGCAATACTTGCAGGGGGTAAATATTCTTACAA